GATTTTATGAATAAGATGGGACTAGGAGATCCCGACCCATCTAATCATCGTACAGGGTTCTCAGGTGCAGACGAGATTGTAGACTGGTTCAAGCAAGACAAACCTGATGATTGGAGGCAACGTGACTGAGAAGATCACACCAGAAACATACGAAAAAATGAATAAGGAATTTGAGGAAGAAGGTACTGCCTTTACAATCAAAGTTCCTACTCAAGAAGAAATTGATGAGTGGCAAAATCAAAATGATCGATGACGACTTCAGAAAAATTGCTGTGGAAAATCATTTGGAAGGCGTGACTAAGCTAGTAGAAGGTTCTAATTGGGAAGAACCAACTAAACTAAATATTGCCAAGAACTTGGTAGAAAAAGTTGAAGAACTTTTGGGTGGTAAAGCACACTACTTTGAGTGCTCTGACCGCACCACGTATCATAAAAAGATTGTAATTGAATACAAACACACAGACAAATGACTACTGCAGTAATTTACAGTAACGGCAGTCAAGAGTGTGAACGCATGGCAGCACTCTTAGAAAACCTACAGGAAGTAACTGACTTTCAAAGGTATGAATTGGGCAGGCATTTTGAAGATTACCAATTTCGTAATGAATTTGGAACAGAAGCAACATATCCACAAATTGCTATCGGATTAAAGCACGTCGGTAGCATGAAAGAGGCATTACAATACATGAGTGAAAAGGGCATGTTCCTTTGACTTGACAAATGTGCTGAGACCATATACAATTAGAAGATGGAAACTCTATTATCATGAACTACAAACCCTATAGTATGGAGTGGAACAGACGACGCTACCTATCGGAAGCAATCAAGTCCTACTTCAACGATGACATCGAACCCGCTGTCATTGTGGACGATATCCTCGACGTTCTCGCTGAGGAGATTGATTACTATAGGGGACGTGCTGATGACCTACAACAAGTAATGGACGGTATTAGAAATGACTAAGCGCACTATGAAGAAGACCGACAGCAAAGGTCGGGAGGAAATCTGGGAATGGGATGAGACACCCGAACTCAAAGCATTTATGAAAAAGCAGTCACTTTTGAAATTGTCTGTACCTCCCACACGCCCACAATAATATGCTATACTACAGGAGTTGAGGGGCAAACAGTAAGAGGCATCGACAGACTGATGCCCGCCACCTCAACACCTGCGAGTGTGGTGAAATTGGTAAACACACCAGACTTAAAATCTGTCGAACGTAACGTTCTTGCGGGTTCAAGTCCCGCCACTCGCATTTCCTGTGTAAATAGTATTACCAGGAAACCCTGACAAAGCAATGTCTAGAACTTTTAAGTACACAATCTCACGCAAACATTGTTTCGTTGATACTGAACCAGTGTTGATGTATTTTGTTGAGAACATGCCATTTGCTTTTGATGTTCTTGAAAAAGAAGAAAAAGAAGACAAATGGATTTTGTCAGAAGCAGCACTTAATCAAGAGTATACTTTAGAAGATATTTTTAGATACTCTGATTACTTGATTGCTGAAGAATGCCACCCTGTATTATTTGAACTAGAATTAGTTAACCCTGAAGTTTTGCCTGATGAACACGTTTCTTGAATTGCTAGAGGGCGTATTTTCTAACAAGAAACAAGCTCAACAGCATCCCACTCGTTATGCACACATTTGGATCACCCATGTAAAAATTGGTGACACTCGCTTTTATGGTGAGCAAGCATATAATTATGCAAAGCGTCAACCTTACAGGCAGTTTGTTATTGATGTAGAAGTGGAGAATGGAAAGTTTCGTCTCAAGAACTATGAGATTGAACGTGCTGCAAGATTCATTCAATGCAGTAACTTAGAAGATATTACCGATGATGACTTGACTTATCGTGATGGTTGTGATATCGTTTTAGAACCTTCTGGTCCTAACCTATATACTGGCGGTACTAGCACTTGCGATTGTTTTGTAGTCTGGAATGGCACCAAAACATATCTGCAAAACAATGTCGAACTTGGCGAAAAGCAATACAAAGTTATTGATGCTGGGTATGATGTAGAATCAAAACAAAAGATCTGGGGATCACAGTATGGTCATCTAGTTTTTGACAGACAAAATGAAAGTAATTGATAATTTCTTACCCTATGATCAACACAAAAGAATTCTTGATCTACTGACTGACAATGAGTTCCCTTGGAATCTATCAGGAGTTATTCCGCCTGACAATCCACTGGGAACACCAACGTGTGATATTCTGCAGAACTATCAGTTAAATCATACGTTTTATATTGATGATGTGCCATACACTCCATACTTTGATCATGTAGTTCCTCTAGTAGCTGCACTTCAACCGAGGTCTTTGATGCGAGTGAGAGCAAACTGCAACATCAATACCACTCAAATTGTGGAGCATGGTATGCACCAGGATTATGACTGGGAAGGTGTAAAAGCAGCAGTATATTATGTCAATACCAATGACGGATATACTAAATTTAATTCGGGCGAAAAGGTTGACAGCGTTGCTAATCGTATGCTAATATTTAATGCAAGCGAACAGCACACTGGTTCAACCTGTACCAATACGCTCGCTCGTTATGTAATCAACGTCAATTTCTTTTGACGTTCCCTGCCTTTGTAGCTCAGTGGTAGAGCAGGGCTTTTGTAAAGCTCAGGTCGCAAGTTCAAATCTTGTCGAAGGCTTGTGGGGGATTAGCTCAATTGGTAGAGCACCTGCTTTGCAAGCAGGGGGTTAGCGGTTCGAGTCCGCTATTCTCCACTCATTCCTCTATAGCTCAGTCGGTAGAGCGAGTGACTGTTAATCACTATGTCCCTGGTTCGAGCCCAGGTGGAGGAGTTATTATGATGACATTTGTAGATACTTTTAATAGCAACTTCTATTTTAAGTATAAACTACCAGACTTCGATGTCCTCATGGAAAGGTTGTCAGAAGTCGAAGATAAGATTTCTCCTGACAATGTTAGAAGTTGGGGTAATCTCTGTTCTTTAGATACAGTTTCTGAAGAACAAATGAGTCAGGTTAATTTCAGTGACATCATTTCTAATGCTATTCAACTTTTAGCACAAGACTTGAGAACTGAATTAAAATATAATGTGTTTCATCCCTGGTTGAATCAATACAAACGTGGTGATCATCAAGAGGCACATATTCATGACAATTGTGATGTGGCAGCTGTAATCTTTCTCAACCAGGGAGAGGATTTTGGTAAGTTTTATTTTCTAGATTCTAATGCTGCTGTGTTGTCCCGTCCATGGTTTCCTATCATGGGAAATTTGATTGGCAAAGATCCTATCCATTTTGTGGAAGGTATTGAGCCTGGTGATATTATCTTTTTCCCTAACAATATGTTTCATGGTGTTACACCACACAAGTCTGACGAGGTAAGAAAGACAATCGCTTTTAACATTATCATTGAAGGTATTAACATCCCAGAACTAGCAGATGGAAATAATTAAGCATACACCTTTTGTTTGGCAATACCTTAACGTTGCTAGTGACGATCAGATAGAATCAATTACATCTGGTTGTAAACAGTATATGCTCAATGATGATGCTATACCTAGCAGAGAACAAACATTCTCGGTTCGTAACACGAGTTTTAATCTAACCGAGTTGGTTAGAATGCATCCAAATTTAAAATCTCGTGCTGCCCTATACGAAATTGACCAGAATATCCATAACATTTACTGTGCTATACAAAGTGATTATGCAGAAAAGAATGCTCTGTTCAGATATACTTTGAATGCTGCCAGAGTAACAGGATTCAGAAGTAACTATCACTATCGAAACTATGCACTAAAGGAAGAATATAAGTGGCATTGTGACTTTCATTATAACCAAAGATTCATTCTTTCTGGTCTACTATACCTTAACGATGACTTTGATGGCGGTGGCACTAGATTTCTCATGGATAGGTTGACAGTAGAACCTATTAAAGGTAGTCTTCTGATGTTCCCTTGTGGACCATACTTTATTCATAGATCTGTTCCTATCAAAAATGGCGAAAAAAATATTATCTGGACATGCTTTGACAGAGTTTCTCAAGACAGTCCGAGGTGACGTTACTTGGAGAGAACAATTTGGGTACATTTTTATGTGTATCAAGGAGACTACCAAGATCACTTTATCTACAGGCAGGTACAATCCTCCCGTATAAATAAATCGAGAAGATCCTAGACAGAATCGGTCGGTTTAATACTATGCCTTTAACAAGACTGGACAACCTGATTACCAGCAAAACAGGTAAATATCTTTATGTGTCTCCAGACGATTTCAATGCGTCGGATGAACTGAATAACAGGGGTAATTCGCCTGTTAGACCTTTCAAGAGCATCCAGCGTGCATTCTTGGAAGTTGCAAGATTCTCCTATCTGCCTGGTGTAGATAACGACAGGTTTGACCAGTTCACCATCATGCTAATGCCTGGTGAGCACTTTATTGACAACCGCCCTGGTCTAGTTGATACAACTGGTATCACTCCATTTGGATTTGATCAAACAAGTAAAGAGTGGACTGACAACTCCATTCTAGATCTGTCTAATCCAGACAACGTACTTTACAAGTTTAACAATACTGAGGGTGGCGCAATCATCCCTCGTGGTACTTCTCTTGTCGGTTATGACCTTCGTAGAACGATGGTCAAGCCTCTCTATGTTCCCGATCCTGCAGACTCTAGAGAGAAGCGTTCTGCTATCTTCAATGTAACTGGTGGTTGTTACTTCTGGCAGTTTACCATTAAAGACGGCGAGACATCTTCATTGTCTCCTCTGTATGATGCAAACGATGGTATTGGTAAGGTCTACTATTCTAAGGATGACTTCACCAAACTTGCTGTACCTAACTATTCTCACCACAAACTAACTGTATTTGAATATGCAGATAAGGAGGAATTGTCCCTCCTCTATAGAAAGATTGCCGAGGCATTTAGTACATTCACTACGGGAATTGATACTATTGGACCAAGTGGTGTCCCTGAGTTTGATGTAAGAGTACAAGAAAACAGAATTGTTGGTCCTCTATCTGACTCCAGATCTATTGAGCAGATCAACCTGAACGACAATACCTCACAAGGTTTCGGATCTCTACCTGGATCCACTACTCAAGTTGATGTATTCACCAGAATTGACCATGGTTATTTCCAAGGTCAGTTTGTTGCTATTACTAATACTAATATCGACGATGTACTTGAGGGTACATTCCAGATCACCGCGATCGATCCTAATAATCCTCGTAAATTCTCTTACCTAGTACCACAGAGTGCAAACTCTATCGGAACTGGCATCACTTCAGGTAAGGAACTAACTGAGACTTCTACTCCACCCCTAAGTTCTAACGCACAGACTCTAGCAGAAGTTGACTCCGTTGAGTCTGCATCTCCTTACGTCTTTAACTGCTCTATTCGTTCTACCTGGGGTATTTGTGGTATCTGGGCAAACGGTCTTAAGGCAACAGGCTTTAAGTCGATGGTTATTGCACAGTATACGGGTGTTTCGCTCCAGAAGGATGACAGAGCATTCATCCGTTACGACGAGTTTACCAACACTTGGAACCAAGCAAACCTAACTGATGCTTTTGATAGCATCCCTTATCACACCAAGGGTGATTCCTATTGGAAGGATGAGTGGCGTAACTTCCACGTTCGTGCTTCGGAAGATGCATTTATTCAGAACGTTTCGATCTTCGCCGTTGGTTTCGCTGATCACTTCCTAATGGAAAGTGGTGGTGACATGTCTATCACCAACTCGAACTCTAACTTCGGTAATACATCACTTCATGCTATTGGTCACAAAGGATTCTCCTTTAACAGTGACAAAGGTGGTTACATTGACGCGATCATTCCACCTAAGATCATTGAGACCACTGACGAGAAGTTCAACTACTATCCTTTCAACGTACCAGCATCTATCACTGGTGTTGAGGGTGTACAACAACTTCCTATCTCTGGTGTTAGAACACTCAACCACAGCAGAGTCTACCTAGATTCTCAGGACGATGCACTTGATCCTGCAAAGCGTCCTGCTGCATCCATCGAAGGATACCGACTTGGTGCTAGACAAAATGAAAAGATCTACACCACTGTTTCTGACACTGTAAGTGCTACTGATGATGGCATTTATTGGGGTGAGTTGGCAGTCTCTGGATACAAGAAGTATATTGCTAAACCTTCTATCCTCAGCCCATCTGCTGCTCCAAGTGGTGCTCCATCTGACTTCCACTTAAGACAGGATGCTGCTAATCTAATTACATCCAACAAAACTTTCATTCAGGAAGAAGTATTTGGTTACATTATTGATAAGTACCCAAATCTACAGACCATTTCTTATGTAAACCCTGGTCTAGATCCTGCTGCTAATAGATATCAGGATGCTTCTAACCTAATCATCGCTAACCGTAGTGACATCGTTGATGATGCCTACGACAGAATGTATGAGACCTATGGTCCTGCAGGTGAGAACAATGCAGCATTCCTCGCTGGCAATGACGAGACTAAGTGTAAGCGTGACATCGGACTTATTGTCGATGCTATTGCAGAAGACCTTAGAGATGGTGGCAACAGAAACATCATTGAAGTAACCAAAAAGTATTTCAATCCTGATGGTACACCACTGGCAAATGGTCTACTTGGTGAAGAAGAGTTCGCTATCTTTGCATTCCGCAGAGCTCGTGATCTCTGTAAGCAAGCGATTGCAAACCAACTGCTGATCACTGACAACACGATTACTGTTGACCCTGCTAATGATGTTAGCAAGCAACTAACTCCAACCAATGCAACATACAATGCTGCCACTGGTGAGTTTACATTCACTGTTGCTAACCATGGTTATGGCACAGATGATTCTATTGAGATTGCGGCAAACTCTTTCACATTTACTTGTGATCAGGATAACAACCAGACTCAGCATACGTATCCTGCAACTGGAAACTATGCATACAATGCAACAATCCAAATTGAGTCTGTAACTACTGACACCATCACTGTTAATGTTGGTGATGCTGGTAGTGCATCTGGTTCTGTACACACATTTGTAAGTGCAGCAACCAATGCAGTCACTGTATATCCTGGTGAGAATCCAAACAGTGTAGCAAGTAGAAATAAGGATGCTCGCAACCTTATCATTGCTAACAAGAATGACATGATCACTGCGGCGATCAATGCCATCACCACAGCATTCCCATCGTTTGTATTCCCTGGTGGTAGCGATGCTAAGTGCCGTAGAGACCTTGGAATCATTGTTGATGGTATCGCACAAGACCTCTGGTTTGGCGGTAATGAGTATACCATTGCTAATACTATTGAGTATTTCGATGGTAACTCTCTCCTAAGCAATGGAGTTGCTGGTGAAGTTGATAAGACTATCGTTGGTCTTCAGAAACTTGAAGCACAGATGGCTCTTGCAGTCAACAACCAACTAGCAGTCACAGATAATACAATTACCCGTGACTCTTCTGGTGATCCTGTCATCGTTGACAACTCACATTGTGACGCTGAGAAACTAATTCGCAAGAACAAGAAGTTTATTGCAGAAGAAGCATACCAGCGTATGCTTACTGTATATCCTTCTTATACCCCATCTACAGGCAATACTAAGCAAGATTGTCTCGATGATGTTTACAACGTACTCGACGAGATCCTTTACAACGTCAAGTTTGGTGGTAACCACAAGACATATGATGCTGCTAACGTCTATGTAACTAACGTCTTCAATGGTCAGACAGTATCTACTTTCATTGATGCTGAGCGTGATGAAGCAGCAAGAGTCTTTACTGAGGCAGGTAACATCGCTACTGATGTTATGCGTAACATCGTTGTTACTCCTACCAACTGGACTCCATCTGGAGACACTGAGCAGGTAAGAGATCTTACCATCATCGCTGACGGCAACAACCCAACATGTCAGGGTGTAGCATCTACACTCAACACACTGTTTGGTATCATCACTCAGGCTATTGGTACTGATGCTGGTGTTGGTAACCTCAACGGTATTACTAGAACTGTTCCTGCACAACCAACAGCATATACTGCTGGCAACTGCTCTGATGTTCTAGGAAATATCAACACCCTGGTTAGCATCTTCGTTGACAACCTCAACGCAGGTAATCTCAATGATCTCCCTGCTATCAACAATGGCAACTGGGATTGTGCTAACGTAAGAAGCAGCATTGATACTCTATTCGATATCATCAACGATGCTATTGGTGCTGGTTCTCTAACTGGTCTGCCAGTTGTTAACAATGGCGACTTCCTCGTCAATGCACAGGCATCCAAGTGCTACAGAGACGTTGGTTACATCGTTGACGCTGTTGCAAACGACCTGAAGTTTGGTGGTAACATCAACTCGGTACAGGCAGGTGAAGCATACTATGTTGGTACTAACCTAACATACATTGATCAAGAGAAGAACGAGACGATTGACGCATGGAACTACGTTAAGACTCTTTCTATCTCAGCAATGAGAAATCACACCACTCAAGCGAATGGTTGTGAAATCACTTCTGGATCTGCTATTGTTACAGTTCCAACTACTGAAGGACTTGCAATTGGTATGCTGGTTCAGGAGTATCTACCTGCAGCATTTGATAGCAATGCTCAACTTCTCTCTGGACAGACTCCAGTAGCAACTAACATTCCTGCTTCTGGTGTATTCATCAAGAGAATTGTAAGTGGCACATCGATTGAGTTGGGTGTTTCTGGTGCTAGACTAGGCAACGGCGAGACACAACCCGCTGCTGGTTCTAACTCCAATGCAACCCTATACTTCACTCTATCTACAGGTGGTTGGGCAGATACACTACCAAGCACAGATCCAACAGTTATAACGTCTAACGCAGGATACCCTGAGTGCGCTACTGTTGCGTCTGCAATCGACACACTAGTCGATAACATCATCTTCATCATCAACAATGGTCTGAACTCTGTAACAAGACAAGAACCTCCACTGGAGTCTTCTGACTTTGCTAAGCGTTCTACTCTATGGACCATTGACATCACTGGTGCTGGTAGTGGTGATCCTCATGAGTTTGAAACTGGCACACCAGTCAGACTCGTTCCACGTCCTCGCTTTGATGTTACAACTGGTAAGTATGTTGATGTTGATAAGCGCCTTGTCAGACTACCTAACGGATTTGAGACTAACAGAAAGTATTATGTAATTGCTCCTGGTAGAACAACACAACCTGCAAGCTACACTGGTGACACAAACTTTGATGGTAGCGCAGGTAGTCAGAACAAACTGATGCTTGCAGAGAGCAAAGAGAATGCTGCAGCAGGTATCTACATCTTCTCTTCTGAAGCTGATGCAATCGATCCTGATGTTGAAGTTGATATCTACCAGTTCGTACTCGATGAGAAGTATGATCTGCACCAGTACAAGGTCAATCTATATCCTAATGAGAATGGTGCTATCAAGACAAATGTTGCACACATCTTTGACGTTCCTGAGTCGAACGTAGCACCTCAGCGTGTATTCTTCAGACCATCTGCTGGTAATCAACTACCACTACTATCTTCGACATACAACAGTGACAACGCTGCACAAAATGGTGGCGACTCCACTGCTGGTGTTGCTGATTCTGCTGGTAGATTGAACCCAGAGTTTGCGTTCTATGTAAGATACATTGATCCTCTCAACAATCCTTTCCCCAACAAACTAATTGCTATCTACAAAACTTCTGCAGATGCTGAGGCTGATACCAATAGAATCAACTTTGTTGGTGGTCAGCAAGATGTACAGTTCATTGCATACGCTAACAAGAAAGCATCTCCACTGGCATTCGACCCAAGAGGAACTGCATACTCTAACAGCGACTCTGGTAGATGGTACATTAAGGTTAAGGATACATCCAGCACAAATAATGCTGCAATCTATCAAGATAGCATCCTATGGAGATTCCAGCAGGGAGATTATCTCACTTCTCCACCACCTAAGACAGATGACTCCTACTACTTCCGTCAGGTTGATGCAAGAGAAGCAAAAGATAGAGTATATCGTGTACGTTATACAATTCCTTCTTACGAGACAGCTGCAAGAGATCCTATCAATGGATTCGTTCTTAAGACAAGAACTGACGGTCTCCGTAAGTTAAGACCACAGAAGATCCTACTAAAACCTGCTCCTGGTACTACAAAGACCGACGCATTCTTCGAGAACACAGCAAATGCTGGTGAGAGAATCGGTTGGACAAATGCACAAATCATCGCTGCACTTAACGACGATGCTAATGCATATGATCCATACAAAGCACCAAGAACAGTTACAACTCAGGTTGGTAAGGTCTCCTTTACCATTCAGTCTGCTAAACTTGTAGACATCGATGGCGACGACTACCTAGAAATGGTAGTCTTCGATCCACAACCAGATCAAACTGTTCCATCTCTCAGCAATGAGACATTCAGAACAGTTAAGATTGGTGCTCCTCAGGGTGGAATATTTGTCACCAACTCTTCTGCAAGAACTGCTGATGCTGCTGTCACATGGTCTGGTTACAGCTCTGGTTCTGCATGGGTACAGGCATACTTTGAGGTCAACAATGAGCACTACCTGATCCTTAAGGGTGCAGGAATCGATGGAAACCTAGTCTGGAACCAATACACCAGCACTACTATCACTCAGGGCAATATCTTCGCTCAGGTTCTAGATGATCCTGACCAGGGCAAATCACTACCACTGAAGCGCCTAATTGAAAAAAATATTCCTGAGAATTATTACCGTCAAAACCGCGCACCTGTCTATCAGATGACTCCTGGTGATATCATCCAAGAGGATGGATCTACCAACCAGTATTACATCGATAGCGTAGAAGATCTAGGAGAGATCGAAGATACCTTCTACATCTTTGATATTGACGAACTACAACGCAGAATTGCTGGTCAGCAAGATGGTGTTTACTACCTCACACTGCTACGTGGTAACATTTCTCCTCTACCACTTGGTGCAGGAAATGGTGGAAACTTCAGAAACTTCAAGTTCTCTCAACCAGTTTCGTTCCTATATCCTCTAAACTATAAGAACGATCCATTCTGGTTCCAGTACAATGGTACTTCTGCACAAGAACTAGCACTATCAGGTCAATTAATTGACCCACCAGCAACATCTTGTGCTGCTGATAACTATGTTCATGGTCTAGTTAGAACCAACGATTCTAAGTCCTCTGTAACCAGAGAGATGATCGCTGATCTTACACAGACTCCAGCGTTTATCGACAACACTTACACTGGTGATAACGCTGTTAAGGCACAAGAAGGTAACGCATCTGCTGGTGCTGAAGATAGAATTATCCCTCTATCTGGTGATAACCGCACTGCATCACAACAGAGATTCTACGTTGAACTTCGTAGACCATCTATTGCTCGTGCTGGTAACCACACGTTTGAATATCTTGGTTTCGGTCCTGGTAACTACTCCACTGGTCTACCTGCTAGACAGGAGATTGTCCTTACTGACACTCAAGACTTCTACGCACAGTCTAAGAAGCAAGATGCTGGTATCGTCTTCTACACTGGTATTAACTCTAACGGTGAACTATACATTGGTAACCGTAAGATCAATGCTATTACTGGTGAGGAAGAATTCCTCGAAAGAGCAGCACTACTTGACTCTGATGATGAGGATGATGATATCGGTTCTCTCGTCACCACCTTCGATGTTCCTGTTACATTCAACCAGAACATCACAGTCAATGGTGGAGACGGTGACAAGGTAAGTGCATTCAACTCTCCTGTTCTGATCAACGTTGCTAACGATGATCTAACCCTACAGGATGGTCCACTGATCATCAGATCTCGCGTACAAAATACCAACCCACCACCTGATGGATCTAAGAATGATCCACTCTTGGATAGAAGCCAATTCAACCCAAGAAGTTCTGGTGATGTATTCATTGGTAAGAACTATGTAAAAGCTGCTGTATTTGAATTTAACTCCCGCAGAAATGGTCAGGAGTATAAGTTCCAGACACATACAGTAGGAACTGAACCATCTAACGTAACACCTAACCAATCTGGTCAATACGGAACACCAGGCGGCACTGCTATTAACTTCACCAACCAACGTGCATTCTATGGCACTGGTGTAAATGGTCAACTACCTCGTGGTGGTGACGTGCTACTCAAGGGTGAGTCTGTACAGCGTTCTGGTTCTCTTGGTTGGATCTTTGCAAACTACTTCACCAACATTGCTGCAGAGAACATCAATTCACTCAACTTCGGTGGTGTATATGTTAAGATCAACTGGGCAAATGTCAACGGTACGCAGCAGACTAACCAGTCGCTGAATATCACAGAGACATCCAGTATCAGGATCTCTAACTTCTTCCCAACTCCTCTACTAGAGGGTTCATTTACCATCGTATCTCCAACTGGAGATGAGTTCCAACCAACCAATACTTATCTACACATTCAACTTTCTGAGACTCTTGCAAGTATCGTTTATAATGATGCTAGCAACACTCAGACAACTGATTCCAACCCAGCTTGGTCTGTACTAACGAACCCAACAGTTCTCTCTAACAACCCAGATAATCAAGGAAGCACTCCTCCTACTCCTACAATGGACTTTGCGAGGTCCACTTGGAAAGAAGTTGGTGTACTTGGTGGAGAAGCACTAAGAACAACTACAGAAAACATTGGTGACTACAAACTAGGCATCAACACTGTCGCACGTTCTGAACATGCTGCATATCAAACTGCATTTGTAGATCCCGCAACTGATGCTCGCGCAAACCTCGATGTTGTCGGTACGGCATTCATCAGTGGTAAGACAATTACCAACTATCTGGATCATGCAACGTTCGCAGCTAGAACTGAGATTGCACAAGACAATGCATTCTTGGTTGGTGGTGACAGCGGCACTCCAAATAATGAGGCAACGTTGAGAGTTTCTACTACCAATGGTGGTAGACTTGGTATTAACGTAACCAACAATCAACTCAACGGTAACTCCAACAGTGGTCTGTACAACCAGGCACTAGCAGTTGACGGCAACGGATTTATCAGTGGCAACCTTCGTGTTGAGACTGACCTAGCAGTCAATGGTGGTGATCTAACGTCTACTCAGACCACATTTAACCTCCTAGAGGCAACAGTTACCACACTGAACTTTGCTAATGACGCAACTTCAGTCAATGCATTCAACGATGCAACTGGTACGCAGACAATCAATGTTGGTGGTAGCACCGATAACCAGACTCTGAACATCGGCACTGCTGCTGATACAAGCAGACTCAACATCCACACCACATCTGAGGATTCTGAGATCAACATTGGTACTGTTCCTAACACTACCAACACCTTCAGATCTCTAATCAATATTGGTGGTGCAAGAGCAAATGCTGCTGAGTCTAGACTAACTGTCAAGAACTTCCAGACAATCCTTGAGTCTTCGATCCTTGAGATCAACAATGGTCTAACAAGCATCGTTGGCAACGAAGATGTATTGGTCGAACTACAATCTAACGCTAGAAACATCAACCTGTTCACCAGAAATGGTGCTGGTGCTGAGATCAATGCATTTACAAGAGCAGTTGATCTGAACTTCGGTGCAATTGCTGGTCAAACAACCATCAACAACGCACTTAACGTTAAGGGTGATACACTCCTAGAGGGCGATGTAACCCAGCAAGGTGGTAACAACAGCGGTGCTGTTACAGTAACAAGAGGTGTTCTTGGAACTGGTGCCATCTCACACAACATTGGTGACCTCAACAGTCTCAACGTTGATCACTATGCATACGTCGAAAGATACTGTGATTCCTTAAGATTCACCACTGCTGGTATTTCTAACAACACATTGGTTGTTGATAACGTCCTTGGACCAGCAAACTATCTGGTCAACGGTAACATCGTCGTCTTCACTGATACGACTGGTCTAACAGGTGTTGCTACCAATACTCTATACTATGCTTACAACGTTAGTGGTCAGACATTCCAGTTGGTTGGAACTGCTGCAAGCACAACTCCAATCAGCATTACTGGAACTCCAACTGATGCTCGTGTTGTCCTAGATTCTGCTAAGGTTGATACAGGTAATCCTGGTACTCCAATGACCAGTGTTACCACAACTCTACCACTTAATAACGTCAACAACCTCACTGTTGGTGACCTACTACTCATCGACAATGAAATTGTTAGAGTTCAGAATCCTCCAAGTGTAGCAAATAGAACTGTTGTTATTGAGCGTGGTATTGCATGTACAACTGCTGCAGCACACGCAGATAACGCACCAGTTGCAAAACTAATCTTCACTCAGGATGCAACATTCATCCGCGAAGGTGATGGTGGCCCATCTGATGTAACACTTGATGCTGGTGCAACTACCATTCAACTCGGTGAGTTTGGTGGTCAGTTCAATGCACAAGACTTCCTCAGACTATCTGCTGGTAACACCTGCCCATCTGGTGAATTCGTAAGAATTGTAAGCATCATCGATGCATCACCAGAAAGATTTGTTATCAACAATGGCGTTACTGGAAACAACAGACTAGTTGTTGACACTGTATCTGGCACATTCACCAGCACTCTGGTTGATAACCAAGTTTCTGGAACAGCAGACTTCCAAGTTCAACTTACATCTGCTGATAACAGATTCGTTATCGAGCGTGACACTACTGGAACTGAAAGACTTGTCATCAATCGCGATGGTGAAGTCAAGATCATTGGTGATGGAACTGCAACTGCATCTGCTGCTCTACTTGGTGCAACTGGTGCTGCAACATTCACTGGTGACTTCAGAGTAACCAACACCAATGCTCAGGATACTTCACTAAACAACGGTAGATTAAGACTTGTTCAGTCTAGCGGTGACCTTGACGTTGCTGGTGGTATTGACTTCGACGGTCCATTCAGATTGTACGCAGGATCCACTGGTATTAACTTCAGTGGCACACCTGACTTCATGATTGGTGGAGACGGTGAAGTCAGCATTTATAACGACATCAACATTACTGGTGGTGGAATAAATATTAATAACATCACCAACTGGGTAACTGAGACTGGTGGTAGAAAGTGGGTCTTTATTGATACACCTTCTAACGCTGACAATGGTGCAATCCCTTGTGTGGTCAACACAAACTATCTCGTCAAACCATCTGGTACTGATACTGTCCTAGTCATGAGACTACCTGCAGCAGCAACTGGAGATATGATCAGATTTGTTGACATCGGTGGCAATCTAACATATAATTGCCAATTGGTCATTCGTGCTCAGAGTGGTGTTCGTATCCAAGGAGATGCTACTGGTACAACCTTGGGTGGTCTAGGAACTGCATACGGTGGTGGCGAACTAATCGTTAACACCAGAAATGCAGGATTTGGACTCATCTATGTTGGCGCACAAGATGGTGACGGAACAAACATTGGATCTGCAGATCAAGGTTGGAGGCTCGTAGAGGTATAATAGATGGCAGTTAATTATAACTTTCTAAAGTCACTAAAGGGGACAGCGATTGGAACGATTGTCCCCTGGACTGGTGATATCTCACAGATTCCTTCTGGATGGTTGCAATGTAACTTTCAAACATTGAGGGTTGATGAGTTCCCACTGCTTTATGAAATCATTGGTAATAGATACGGTGGAACATTGAATGTTGACTTTAAACTGCCAAACATTCAATCCAAGAGTATGACTGACTATCACCCATCACATGATAGTATCAGCGGATATGATATTCCACAGAACTTTCGTGATTTGATGGGTGATGATGGTGCTAACCAAGTCAACTTTGTTAGAACATCTCAGATTGACTTGTATGCAGAGTTCAACCAGTCAGTCAACAACATGCTCGGATTTGTCACTGAGGTAAACTTAAACGATCCAGTATTCTTTGATGGTCTAGCTACCACTGGTAGAGCACTTGGTGACCATCACATTGGTACTCACTCTCACGGTGGTGGAACTGGAGAAGGAACAGCAGGCACAGGATCATTTGAAGTTGTTTCTGCACCAAACCAGTGGGCAGAAGCGTGCCAGAATAATGGTAACGCAAACTGTTTCTTATTTTGTCCTGATGACTGCGGATCTCCTCAGTTTAATAGAATGGAGGCAAACAACCCCGTTGACGAAAGACAAAGAATTGGTGTTTTTGATGGCAGCCCTGTATCGGGTTCGTACATTACTAGGTCTGGTAGTTATCAATCTGCAGGTGGTTGGGCAGCAAGAAGAAACCCTGGACAGAATGGTAGCAGTAACTATAACTATGTTGACAGTAACAACATGGATACATTAAGTGATATCGCTGATCCATGGTCATTTGCTGCTGTTGATACATCACACCCATTTGTAAACTTCCTGAACTCTGGTCAAGAAAGTTTAGATGCTCACTATCACCCATCACAGTTTTATTCAATTACGAAGGGTAGCATGAATTTACCTGCTACTCTGGTGTTAAATAATGTACAGAGAGGTAATATGCAACCAGTTAATGATTCACTTGAGGGCATTGCTTCTATTCGTGTTAACACACAGACACCACAACTGAACGTCTTGCATATCATCAGAGCATACTAAAATGGCAGCAAATTACAGTTTTGAAAGAGGAAAATATGGAGTCTTTCCTGGAACTATCATTGCTTTTGCTAGAACTCTAGATGGCACTGATCCAAATGGAACTGACTATAGAAATTATGTACCTGCTGGTTATCTGAGGTGTGATGGTAGGATCTATTCTGGTATTGAATATCCAAATTTAAAAGATATTTTGGGTGTTGGTCAAAACTCTAAGTTTAGAAAACCAGATACCACACTGGAAGAGGATGTTGCTGCAAACGAATCAGGTGGTACATTCCAATTACCAGACTTGGGAGCAAAGTATATTCAGGCAAACAGTGCTTCTGGTGTATACACTGCTATTACTGTTGAAGATGATGATGGCAACGCAGTTCCTAGAGTTGGTATTGAAACAGACCTTACACTGAACAGAGGAACTAGTGTAACCATCAACTATAGTGGTGGAATGGCAATTCCTCAAACTGAATTGGACTTTCTTAGTAACCAGAACTTCGGTACAAACCTTGGTGTTGTTACAGATCAAATTAACGTAGTTGATACAGCGTATCTCACTCACGGTCACTACAGTAATTTGCCTGTCTGGGCATATTCTAACGATGAAGATTATGATGAGGAAATGTCTGTTTCTGACTCTTCGCCAGAACTACAGTCTCTCAACTCTGTTGGTATTATTGGACAGGTAACACCTATTGCTGGATCTCAAACACTAGCTGTTCACCAGCATGTTATTGAAAGATCATTCCCAACCAGAGACACTGAATCATATATACCTTCGACAACTGTTGATGCTTTCAACGTAACCACTGCAGTTACATTATCTGCAGACGAGACAATTAAAATGGACGATATCGTCTCAAAGTACATCTTGGTAGAATACCTAATCAAATACTGATATGGCATACAGATATTCCACAGCAACTCAGCATACTGGTGCTTCTATTGGTACAATTATTAGTGTACCTAAACCAGGATCATGGAGTAGTAGCACTAATCCTACTACAGAAGGAAACAATTGGGCAATTCAATCCAGATTCCCTGGATGGATTGAGTGTGATGGTAGAACTTTAGACAAATCTGATTATATTGCTTTGTATCGGGTTATTGGCGATACATATGGTTCTACGGCAACCACATTTAATCTACCAGATTATAGATCTAGACTATTGATGGGTACTGGTACTGTCGATGGCAACCAACCAGGCGGTATTTCTTTGACTCCAGACGATGGACCTGGAAACAGTACCACAACAGCACAACCTAATATTGCTGGATCGACTGGTGGAACATATGTAATGTCAACTGTTAGACAGTTACCAACAGGATCTGAAATTACACCTGGGGGACAAACTGGTGAAGCAGTATACTACAGTGTTACTGAAAGTTTCATGACATCTAAAGCATCATATAGCAATGTTGCTTTGATTAATTATGGAGAAGGTGAGTTTGCAAGTAAAACTTCTACCACAACATCACCAGAATGTTCTGGATTTAGAAGTGGTGGAGCGGATGTTACAACTAATATTGAAAGTGCCACTCAGTATCTTGCATTTGGCACACCAGGGACATCACCATTTAATAGTCTTAGAACTAGTAGACAAGTAACGTATTCTAATCTGGATTTTAGTGATGCAACGCAACTGTTCGTCTATGCTATCGTAGGCAATGACGAGAATGGTGGTGAAAGACCAAACAATAATGGTGAAGGACTATACATCAGATGGCCAAATGGCACTGAGTCTATGCTAATTCCATCTAGAGGTGACTTTACATCTGCTGGTTTGGGTGATGCTGACGATTATGATAATGCTTACTCAAACTGGAGAGAAGTTTTTATTGATATTCCTACTCAATACAGAACTAGTGGTGTAAACATTATTCTTAAGCAAACAACTGACCCAAGCATTGGTAGCGAGATGGGTAATGCCCTCACTGCTGCCAATCCAAATGCATTTGATATGATTGGTGTTCAGTATATTGGATGGCGTGGAGCTACCATTGGTGGTGGTGCTACCGATACATTTAGTATCAGTACATTTACAAGTGATGGATTTGATCAGGTAACATCTGTTGTCGAACCATATATTTACGGTAATGTAAGTTGGAGTGCTGGTCCTGTTGGAGCATTTGCAACACCATCTGTTGCTCCTCACTATCACGAGATTAGATATGCACAAAGAGGCAGTACATCTGCTGCAGAAGGTAACCCATATGCATCTGCTAAATCTGCTGGTTTTATGGGAAGTTCAGAAGCAGGTGTGCTGACATATGATAGATTTGGTGCATCTCTACGTGATCATGCACACTATCTGCAGTGGGGATATAGTACAGAATATGCATCATATGGTAATGATGAATCATATGGATCTTCTGGACTGGTAAACATCCAAGACCCAGGTGGTAGTATTACTCAAAAGTTTGGCACATCTTATTCTCAGGATGATAATAGAGGTCAAACAATTAATAAGACTATTGACATCGTAAACCAAGGTGGTGTATTCTGTAACATTGGACAGTTCCAGCTATCTACTGCTGCAAAGTCTGTGTTTGACTCTGCACTCAGTGTTAGATTGCAGGCAGCAGAAGAAGTTGAACTCATGCAACCATATTTCAGAGTCAAATATATCATCAAAGCGTGGTAAAATAAATACCACTGTGCTATAATATCCACAAAGTGAGTTTAGTATGAAAGCAACAGACAAGATTATTCCTATCAAACCACCCGAACTGGTAGACGGTGAGTATGACCAGTTTATCGGTATCTACAAGAATCACGTTCCTAAGTTTATTTGCGATAGACTAATCAATCTATCCAATCAATCTTTGGATACCGACATGACTAGCGGTACTTATTCTCAGGACAGAAATGCAGCGCCTGGAGATCGTCGCGAAGTTATGACAGGAGACACACAGTTTCCTATTGGTGTGTTAGGACGTAGCGATGAGTCTATCCTCGTTCAGTTTGCTGACGCTGTACTTCACTCTGAGATCAACCAGTATTTGCAGGCAGGTTATCTTCATTACATTAAGAAGTATGGTATGCAGGGTACTTCGAGATTGATTAGTTTTGATCAGAAGTTGCAGCGCACACAACCTGGCGGTGGTTATCATATGTGGCACGCAGAGAATACTACATATGAGATGGCACACCGTGTGTTGGTATGGATGATTTACTTGAATGATGATTTTACTGGTGGTGAAACAGAGTTTCTACATCAGCACACGAGGTTGACACCTGAGCGTGGCACACTTGTCATTTGGCCAGCAGCATTCCCATGGCAGCACCGTGGCAATCCACCACTCGAAGGGACTAAATATATTTTGACAGGATGGTATATCAATTGCCCGACATAAAATGGTAGAGTCACAAGTAAAACTTCAGTTTAATCCAATTAATGGAGACCTCTGGTTCAACTTCAACGTTGAGAAACTAAG